GCTGTGCTACAGCTTAAACATCTTGATGAAGACGCTGATGCTATGAAGCTGCAGGGTTTTTCTGTAACTTTCCTAGGCTTTGACGAACTTGGTAACTGGCCATCGCCAGAACCTATCGATATGCTCGGTGCAACCATGCGTTCTGCTGCCGGTGTGCCGGTTCTATTCAGAGCTTCTGCTAACCCAGGCGGTCCAGGACATAACTGGGTAAAAGAAAGATACATAGATAACGAGGGCGGGGAATCGATTTTTATCCCCTCGAAGATACAAGATAACACCCCTCTGATGGAGAACGACCCGGGTTACGTTGACCGGATCAAAAAGAGTGGACCAGAATGGCTCGTAAAGGCATGGTTAGATGGCGATTGGAACATAGCGCCAGGCGCTTTCTTCGAGGGCGTATGGGATCCAAAGATACATATCGTAGAACCTTTTGAGATTCCTCTGGAATGGAAGAGGTGGAAATCTTATGACCATGGATACAAATCTCCAGCTGGATGCGTCTGGTTTACTCAGGACTATGATGGTATAATCTATATCTATAGAGAGCGCTATTGGAGCTCTAAACCTAACAAAGGAAGTGAATCACCAATAGAAGAAATAGCAAGGGATATATTAGATGCAGAAAAAAATGAAAAAGAAGCTAAGATCAAGTTTAAAAGCAATGTGGCCGATTCTGCGATCTTCATGCGTGATGGTCGCCATAAAAGTGTTGCAGACGTATTTGCTGATTATGGTGTTGTTTGGGAGTCTAGCGCGAAAGGTCCGGGATCTAGGATCCAGGGTTTACAGGAAATTGTTGATCGTTTGGCTAACGAAAACCTAAAGGTTTTTAACACATGTAAACATTGGTTGCGAACGGTGCCTTCATTACCTGCTGACCCAAAGAGGGTCGAGGATATAGATACTAGCGCAGAGGATCATTTATTTGATGCTACTAGGTATGGTTTAATGCTACGAAGGGCAAGAACTGTAAAGCCCGCAGCAAAGAAAAAAGCTCCAGAAAGATTTACTTTAGAATGGTTGGATCAATTAGATACTTTATATAACAGGAATGAATCATGGCCGATCTAGATATTTTAGTTGACGATATGGGGCTTCAATCTCAGGTGTCTGCTGACTCCGATGGGATGTTGAAGAATTGCCAGAAGAACGTAGAGTTGTCGTATAAGAAATGGAAGAAGTATTATAAAGAGATAGAGCACGCCCGTGTTTATGCGTTAGGTAAACTCAATGCACGATCACAGTTGATGGATGCGACTCAAGCTGCATTCGAAGGCGGAAGGGCAATAAAGGGTAATATCATTCATGCGACCCTACAGGGTTTATTGCCATATATCTATGCTAAGAATCCAGAGATTAAAATCAAACCCAATAAGTATGTGGATGCTGGTAGTTCTGAATATAGAGTTTCTAATGCCTTCGCTGAGACACTGCAAATAATCTTAAACGAAGAATTAGAAAGAGCCGATCTTAAAAAGGTTGCCAAACAAGTTCTAAGATCTTGCATGACAAGTAAGATCGGTATCGTTAAAGTAACTTACCAAAGAGATTACTATACAGATCCTCTTGTGAGTAGAGAGTTCAATGACGCACAAGATAGTTTAGCTAGAATTCAATCTGACGTAAAGGCTCTGATGGAGGGTGGAACTTATTCTGGAGATAGAGATGAGTTAATAGAAGAAGTAAAAAACACAATGGCTGGTCTACAGGCACAAGTAGAGGTTATGCAGCGCGAAGGGTTGAACCTTGGTTTTGTACGACCTGAAGATTTTAGAATGGATACTTCATTAGATACCCTGCAAGAGTATCACTCAGCTAAGTGGATTGCTAATGTAACTTGGATGACGCCAGAGGATGTGTGTGATAGGTTTCAAATCTCAAAAGAGAAAGTGAAAGAGTTTACAATCTATAAACGAACTGATGCAGGCATTCTCAATCGCTTAACTCGCGATGAGGGCATGCAGATACAAAGCACGGAAGACGTTAACTTAGCTGTTGGTGTTTGGGAGTACTGGGACAGAGTAACACAAAGCGTTTATACTTGGGCAGACGGTGGCAAGACATGGTTGAGAGAGCCGTATCACCCAACTAGGATGGGCGATAAATTCTTTCCATATTTCTTGCTTGGTTTAAACTGGATCGACGGTCAAGAGTGGCCAGTTTCTGAGACAGAGCTTCTTATGAACCTGCAGGATGAGTATAACACTGTTCGCACACAGATGTCAAAGCATAGAGAGTTATCTGCACCATTCTTTGTTGCTGATGCTTCCCGTGTTAACTATGAAGATATTGAAGTTTTTAGTAACGCTCAGATCGGTGAAATCGCACTGATTAACGCTTCTGGACAAGATGTGAAGACTGTGTTTCAACCAGCTACTGCACCACCAATGAATCCAATTATGTATGATACTTCTCCATTGAGAACGGATATGGAGTGGATAAGCGGGCTTGGTGATGCTCAGCGTGGCGGGGTAATGCGGGCGAAGACAGCAACGGAAGCTAATATCCAGCAAGAAGGTTTAGCAACTAGAATCCAAGAGAAGATAGATGCTACTGAAGACTGGTTGAAAGAATTAGCTTGGTTCTCAGCAGAGATTTTACTTCAAGAGGTAACTCCTGATAGAGCCATAGCGGTTGCTGGTCCTAATGCGTTTTGGCCTATATTGAATAAACAACAATTGTATGATGCTGTATATGTAGACATCGCTGCTGGTAGTACTGGTTTACCAGATACTAACGAGGAGAGGATGCGGTGGATAGAACTGATGCCTATCATAATGCAAAACATTGAGATGATACAAAACCTTAGAGCCGCGGGTATTCCTGACCAATTCAATCCATATGTACAGTTGTTAGAAGAAACATTTAAGCGCTTCGACGAGCGTATTGACTTAAGTAGATTCTTGCCGCCTCTACCAGAGGAGATGCAGAAGGCGGTTAATGATCAAATGATGATGCAGCAAATGATGGGTAAAGGACAAGCACCAGCAACCAATGCAGTACCACCACCTCAAGGAATGAACGAGGCAACGAACGCGCCGCAGAACAGGGTTAATCAACGAACGCGTAACGAGTATAGATAGGGAGAATTTAAATGGCAGAGCCAACAGCTGAAATGTCACCATCGGAATTACATGATGATACACTTAATGTTCTTGAAAAAGAACTTGAATCTATGGACGAATCTACATTAGAAGAGGAGACATTAGATGTCAAAGCAGAATCAGAACCCGAGCCCGAACCAGTTGAAGAACAAAAGGCCGACACTGACACTCCCACCTACCAAGAAGCTGAGGCAGCACAAGAAGACGAGGGGAGTAGAGTTGCTGACCCAGAAGAACCAGCAGAAACAGTTTCAGCAAGCGAGGGAGATAAAGAGAAACTCGATCTAAGTGATGAAGATTCAGAAGTATATGGAAATCTTAAACCAAAAGCTCAGGAAAGATTTGAGCATTGGATAAATAGATCAAAAGAATTAGAGACAGAGAATACAACACTGAAAGATGCTGGAGCTTTACAAGATTATATTGTAGAATCTAACACAAACGCCGATCAATTAGATTGGTCGTTAAATGTTTTTAAGAGTTTAAATTCTGGTGACTATAATGAGGCTGTCAAGGCTTTAAAGGCTATAGATCAGTTTGCCGATAAAGTTGGAGAGACTTTAGGTGTTAACAAGAAAGATAATGAAGAAGCGTCTTATAGCGATTTTGAAGATTTAAGTGGGGCTGTCGAGAACATGGAGATAAGCGAAGATTGGGCTACCAAACTCGCTAGAGACCGTATCGGACAGAACTCTAGGCATCAAGCAGAATCAGATTTTAATCATATGCAAACAACAAGAAGTAATCAACAAAACGCTTATATCAAGAATCAAGAAAAAGCATTGTCTAGTATTACTGATTGGGAACAAGAGTTAGAAAAGTCAGATCCTGATTATGCTTTGAAAAAAGATATGATGGTGGATATAGGGAAGGATATTGTTTCTTCTAACTTTCCACCGGAAAATTGGTTGAACATGTTACAAAGCCAGTATAATGTTCTTTCGCGTGGGATGACCGTTGCCGCCCAAGCGAATGGTAACGCTAGTAAAAGTGTTAGGCCCCTAGCTCCTAACAGATCAGGCGGCGGAGCAAGCAATCCATTAGAACTAGGAACAGCTGAAGTAACACCGGAGTTTCTTCAAGCACACCTAGACTCAATGAGAGGCTGACAGGATTTGATGCGAGCTGGGCTCATCACCAGTAGCACGTACAGGCTTTCGTGTTGCCAACCCTGTTCCATAAACTATACATTTACCAGGAGGTAAACAGATGGCATTACCCTCAGCTCAAACTGCGTTGACTGCCGCTGGTATTACCCAATTGGGATTTGTAGCTCTTCAGAATTATTTGAAGAATAAACCTATTGACCAGGTTGCTGTACAGCGTCCTCTACTCAAAGCACTAATGGCTAAAAAGAAGCCTTGGGGCGGCGGTAAAGAAAACATTGTAGAGCAGATTCGTACGGGTTATGATAACAACTTTGAGTGGTTTGGCGATGTAGCTGGTGTAGCCAACCAAGCAGGTCCTGTTACTTTTAACTCTCGCGATACGGTTAGACAGGCTTATTACCCTTGGAACTCGGCACATGACGGTTTCAGGTTTTCAGAAGACTACCTAATTGGTAACGGCATTCTAATCGGAGATTCGCAGTCTCCAACCAACTCAAGCGCGGCACCTTTAGTGCAGCTTACCAACGTATTTAATGAGGCTATGGAAGTGCTTCGACTAGGTTTTGAAGAAATTCTTGACCAGTCCTTGCATCTCGACGGTACTCATGATCTTGGTGGCGGTACTGATCGAGCGGCATCTGCAATTAACGGTCTTGACTTCATTGTTCCTCTAACGTCTATGACGGGAACGGTTGGTGGTATCAACCGAGCCACAGCGGGCAACGAATACTGGCGTAGCAACTTCGACTTCGGTCGTGGTCTGAATACTGTCGGTGCGGGTCCTGTTGGTTATGCAGGCGCAGCTCTATTAGCACCAATGCATGTTATGTGGCGAGCTTGTCAGAAGAACGGCGGAAGCCCAGACTTCATCCTAGCAGGTACAGATTTCATTAAATCTTATGAAATCGCTGCGGACGCTAAAGAAACTCGCTATGCTGTACAGCCTGGTGCTATGAGTGCTCCTTGGAATCTGGATCCTTCTCTTGAAATTAAAGACAGTGGCACGTTCACTGGCTTATATTTCCAGGGTGTTCCCATTATCTGGGATCCGGTTTTCGATACGCTAGATGGTGTAGCCGGCGCTGATAGTAGCAATGGTGTAACTACTGGTTGGACAAAGCGCTGCTATATGCTTAATTTGAAGCATATCACGCTACGACCAATCGAAGGCAATGATATGATCGCACGGAAGCCTCCGCGTGAGCATACTAGCTACAACTACTACTGGGGCATGACCTGGCGCGGTTCACTTACGGCTAACCGTATGAATTGCCATGGGGTTATGACTGCAACTGGCGGTTAATAAGCATAGGATCGTGGGGGCTTCGGCCCCCGCGGTTTCTTTTATCAAAGGGAGATAAAAATGCGAAAAGTTCCAATTCTAGAGATATTGGTTTCAAAGGGGCAGTTTTCTAAGATAACAAAAGTTTTTCCAGCACACGAATTACCCATCTTCTATTACAAGTGGGGTAACGAGAATATTGAAATTGTTGGTAAGACTAAAAAGGTACATGAAATCCCAAGCATCGATAAAGAGGTTAATAGATTACAAACCTTACACGGTGCAACGTCGCTTCAACAGGTATTCGGTTCTAATTTTATTGATGGTATTGAATTATCGATAAACCGGATTATAGAGAAGGAGAAAGACCTAAATGGCAGCGAGAACACTGCTAAGCCTAAGAACAGAGCTAGCTCAGAGATTAGGGTTTAGTTCTTCCGGCTCGGGAGCAATACTCCAGAAGGAGTTATTTAATTCTGCATTAAGAAGTGGGCAGGAACAACTTTTCTATGAATTCGGTGATTTACTAACACACCGGGTAAACGATAGAGAACCTGGCTCCACTGTAGCAGAGCAAGCCCTATATGATTTACCACCAGATCTAGATCCATTAAAGCCATTTACCGTGTCAGTGCAGCGAAGCACTGGCGGGGTATTCATAGAGCTACAGATCGGCATTGGTGTTCCTGAACACAACATATTACCCGTTATAAATCAACGCTGGCCCTCAAGATGGGACCTGCGTAATATATCTGAAGTATCTAGCGCGGTAAAGACAAGATTAGAATTGTGGCCAACTCCAGATTCTGCGTACGCTCTAAAGCTAGAATATAACGCAGGCATGGGCGATTTTGATGTGGATACTGATCTTTCAACTATCCATCCTCAATTGATTTTGCTACATGGTATAGTAACCATGAAAGCACACTATAATCAACCTGATTTTCAATTGTACGCATCACAATTATCTTCGTTACTAGGTAGAATAAAGGCAGTAGGATTACAAGCTGGTGGCTCTACAAGACGATACTTCAAGCGTACTATGTCCTTCTCTCTTGATCCTTCAACGTACTGGCCGATTGGTTCTAACGTTACTGATCAAGTTCAAAGTATCATATCTTCATCGACACTGATTACGCCCGCGTCTAGTTCGTCAACGTACATAGAGACTGCTAGTAGCTAGCAGGAGTATTTATGCCAACAATTAAAGTATTAGATATGACGGCGAGGACAACCTCGAATCTAGCATATGATGACTACGTTTACCTCACTAGCCTACCTAATATAGATGAAAAGTTACAGGCGTCTGTATTGCGAGATTATTGTTTTAAGTGGTATTAAGACAAGCGCAAACAGTGGTTTAGCTCAATCATCCACTCCTTATGCCGTGGCTAATCCTGAGTATGAATTAACATTAGATGCTAATAATCTTGATATCGCGGCGGGTACAATAGGTTTAACTGATTACATTGTTATAGAAGCGGTTGGTAGTGGTTTGACTAAGAAAATGACAGCGGCTAACGTATTAGCTGCGGCTACAGGTGCGGTAACTAGTGTAACGGGTGGTACTAACTTAACAGCATCACCAACCACTGGAGCAACAATAGTTAACTTAGATGCAACATTGACTGGATTAACCTCTGTAACTTCTACAGATTTTGTTGGTGCTCTTACAGGTAATGCAGATACAGCTACTACTGCAGCTACAGTTACAGGTGCAACGCAAGCGGCTATAACAAGCGCTGCTAACTTAGTTACCGTAGGAACTATCGGAACAGGCGTATGGGAAGGTACAGATATAGCAGCAGCATACCTTGCTGATACAGCTGTTACACCTGGTTCGTATACCCATTCAGCGCTCACAATAGATCAACAGGGTAGAATTACAGCTGCTAGTAGCGGTGCGCCAGGAGACATTGATGGCGTTACAGCTGGCACAGGTTTAAGTGGAGGTGGTACAAGTGGCACTGTAACACTAAACTTTGATCCTAATAGCTTAACACTAGCGACGGTTGCTGGTGGTGATAAGGTTGCTATTGCTGATATAGATGATGCTGGTGCAGCTAAATATGTAACAGCGCAGAGTATTGCTGATCTAGGAACGACAGGCGATATAGAAGGTGTTACCGCAGGGACTAATCTAAACGGTGGCGGGACAAGTGGTACAGTTACCCTGAACCTTGATACTACTATAACAGGTTTGACATCTGTTACTTCAACAACATTTGTCGGGGCCTTGACAGGCAATGCGACCAATATAACTGGAAACCTTGCTGTTGCTAACTTGAATAGCGGCACAGCTGCAGGTGCAACCACCTTCTGGAGAGGAGACGGGTCATGGGCCACTCCTGTTGGAGCTGGTGATGTTACTGGACCAGGTAGCGCTGTAGATAATTCAGTAGCTCGATTTGACTCTACAACTGGTAAATTAATACAAGATACCGGTTCAAACTTTGTTAT